AACCCTAACCCCATAAGTGTTAGTGCCATTCCAACCCATAAGGGTTGGGTAACTGGCAGACCAAGCACTGTTAGGGTCTGTGTTACTACACGAACCACCGCTAGGTGTTGTACCTGCTGATGCATCAAATATAGTATGATTATTGCCGTAGTTTTTCCATGCTAACTCACCAACAACATTTCCTATAACAGCAGGAGAAGTATTCCACGTTGACCTAGTTTTTGCGCGTAGATAATCAGCACCTTGAATACCATCAAGTGTATCTGCGTCTAATCCTGAACCAGAACCTTGCGATAGATTAAGAGTAACTGTCCCTGACGTACCACCTCCCGTTAGTTGTGTACCCGCTGTAACGCCTGTAATATCACCTGTATTTGTTGTATAACCGGCACCGTTAGTGATAGCGTTGTTGTTTAGTGCTATGTTAGCCGTACCGTTAAAAGAAACACCTGCTATTGTTCGAGCCGTTTGTAAGGCAGTTGCTGTTGCCGCATTACCTGTGGTATTTTGGTTGAGTGTTGACACGTTTAATGTAACAGCACCCGATGTGCCGCCGCCTGTAAGACCTGTTCCCGCAATAACCGATGTAATATCACCTGTAGGTATAGTCGCGACCTGTGTATCTACATAGGACTTAATAGATTGTTGTGTGGCTAACTTGGTCGCACTGTTTGAGGCCATGTTGTCCTCATCAAGAATGTCCGTTACTGTAACAGCACCTGTGCCAGACAATCCGTTAAATTCTACTGTACCTGTGACATCTATACCAGTAGTCGTAACACGCGCTACTTCTGTTTCGTCCACACCAAATATTAATGGTCTTGAAGATGATGTACTATAAAGATTAACACCGCTTGCATCTAATGCTATTGCCGCTTTGTAACCATTACCATCAATCCTAAACTGCCCACTACCTGTACTACTTGGTGATATGTCACTGTTATTATCAAAGATATCAAGAATACCGGTTACACTTACACCAACAGAGTTCGTTCCAAGTTTAAGACTATTATTATAATATAAATCAACAGAACCGTTACCATCTGCTGTCAAATATGTCTCAGTTCCCGCACCTGTTCTTAGTCGTAAACTTGTAGCATCTATAAATAAGTTACCTGTGCCTGCTTCCTTAATATATGAGTTACTAGCATCGTGATATATTTGTAAGTCTGAACCTGCTCCAAAGATTGCTTTGCTACTATCGGTAAAAGTAATGTCATCATTTGCGGATACCGCTATGTCTGTACCGCCTGTAGTATTACCATTAGCTAAAACCTCAGATAAGGTATCAACAGTCCCTACTTGAGAATCTACATATGCTTTGATGGACTGCTGTGTCGCTAGTTTAGTGGCACTATTAGATGCCATGTTATCTTCGTCTTTAATTCCTGTAACGGTAGCGCCGTCGCCCGCAATATTAAGACTGGTATTGGCAACTATAGCCGTGCCTGTTACAGCAGCGGCAGTAGATCCACCTATAACGGAGTTGTCTATAGTACCTCCGTTTATATCAGCAGTTGTAGCTGTAAGAGAAGGCGTTGTTATTTCGGTGGCACGTAGTTTCGTGTAAACGTCTGTTACTGTCGCCGCATTAGCCCCGCCTCCGCTAAACTTAACAACCATATCCACACCCGCAGGTATTTCTAAGTCTCTACCCGCGTTGTAAGTACCTTGGAAAAGTAAAACAGATCGGCTTCCTGCCAAGCTGTTACGGACAAAAACAATTTTTTCGGCATCATTTGGGGTCAACTGTACGAAAACGTTGCCACCTAAATCACTTGAACTGTAGAACTCTATCCATTTATTATGACCATCGGAAACAGATCCTTCGTTTATAGCTAAAGCGTTAGGAGAACCAGACGAACCCGCACTTGTGACGGTTAAACGTATAGCACCGTTAATACCTTGGTCTAAAATATCAAAGTTAGCGTTTGTGGTATTACCCCATGTTCCCGACTGTTCCCCCGTAGCAGGTTTCTGAATACCTAGATTTACTGTATATGTACTTGGCATTTAATTATCCTTATGCTGCAATTTGTGTCCACTGTGCGTTCTGATTTGGTTGCTCCTCACTATAGCTCGGATTTTGATTAGGTTCAATACCATTGTAGTTAGGGTCTTGATTCGGTATTATGTTTCCATAAACTAAAGCATTACCTGCAATTCCTGTTGCCGATACACCTAAGACATAGATAGAGGCTCCTCCGGTTGCCGTAGCAGAACCAACGGAACCTGTGGCCGATAAGCCTGTAACAAATACAGTCTGACCTACTTTTACAGTTATAGAACCTACGGATGTAGTAGCCGATAGCCCTGTAACCCCTGTATTAGCGGCAGCGGATACACCTACTGTTCCTACATTACCTGTAGCAGAAAGGCCGACTACATCTACTGTTTGAGACACCTCTACGGTAGTTGTTCCTACAGCACCTGTAGCAGATAAACCTGTTACGCTTACCGTAGAACCTATCGCAGTTGTTACATCTCCCACTAAACCTGTAGCAGATAAACCTGTAACCCCTACATTAGCATCACCGCTGACAGACACGGTTCCTACATTACCTACAGCAGACACCCCTGTGACAGGTGCCTCTGTATTTATAACAACCGTGGTAGAACCTACATTACCTGTAGCAGAAACCCCTGTAACAGAGACATTTGCACCTAACGTAACGGTAGTGGACCCTACCGCACCTGCAGCAGACACCCCTGTAACGAATACGCTAGTTACCGCTGTAACTAATACGGATCCCACACTACCTGTAGCGGAAAGACCTGTTACGGGAGCATTAGCTTCCGCATCGACTGTAACCGTACCAACCGATCCCGCCGCATTGGGTAAAGCAATATCTTCACCCCAACCACCACTGCCCCAACCCTGAGTGGAAGAGTTCCACCCCGAGAAAGCAACGGTAACACTTGACATTACGCTATCCGAATAATGGCATTAGTTGCGTCGGCTGTTGGAAATACAATAGTAAAGTCACCTGACGAAGATGATTTATCCGAACCAAAATCTAAAACAACAACCGTTGGGTTTGTAACCGACAAGCTAGTTGTGTTGGGTGTCGTATTGTATATTAGAGCCCCTCGAGCAGTAATAGTCGCGTTAGAAAATGTTTCATCCGCAAAATCTGTCAAGGCTGTTGTGCCTGAAGTTGTTGGATCTACGTTTGTAAGCGCACCGCCTCCCGCAGTGTATCCTGTACCACTTACTTCATTACCTGTTGTATAGGCTGTAGTAGCTGCGGTAAATGTAGCTGAATTGGTGTAAAGCGCTATTTTAAAAGTATCTCCCGAAGAGAGATCGAAATCGTGGACACCGTACAAGAGCTCTTTCTTGAACGACGTACACATGAAATTGCCTGAAAAAGCCATGGTTATAGTCTCCTAATTAAGTTTGCAAGGTCGAGATGTCCGGCATCTTTTATCGCGTTATACACAGTGGTTCTATCACTTTTTATCGCCTCGTGCATATAAAATTCTAAAACTTTTACAATATGAGTACGAAAGGCACGTGCTTGAGCCTTTATAGCAGGGTCGGCATTGTCGCTGATTGAGATAATTTTATCCGCGCAGCGCTCCGCAACTTCCTCTGGTGTAAAACCCCGATTCGTTGTAGTGTGTACGTCAACAGCGTAATTGGGGTTTAAATCTAATTTAAGGGCAGGAAATGTCATGATTTCTCCCTTATTACCAACCCTTGACGGTATTGATCTGTAACTTCTTTATATTCGCCTAACATTTTCATACTGTTTACCGACTCAGCAAACCGTTTTTCGTACTGCGCCATCATATCGGGTTCACCCTTCATGTATATATAAGCTTCAACAAGTGTTCCATACAGAAGCGCTACTTGCGCGTTTTCACTTAGCCACGTGGTCGCGCCTTCAGCACCCGCTGTTAAACTTGCAGGTCTGTAAAAATAATGAAGCTCAACGACACGTGAAGCGTCTGGCGTTGGTCCTATTATAAAATTATCAACATCAAAAGAGGCGTAGTATCTAGGATTACCTGTTGTCGACGAATTAGGATTAAAAGACTGCACAAAATCAGTGTCTTTAAAATCCAAAAATGTTTTATTAGAATCAGCATCCGTGAACGATAGGGAAAAAGGTGCTAAAAAATCAGAAGGACAGGCAAGGTACTGGTTATTTATGCTCATGTTACCGCTGACATTTTTACGAAACAAACTTAATTGTACGTTTTTAAGTATACGTTCTTCAGCTTGTCTTATAAATACAGGTAAGTTGTTTACAAAAGACGTTTCATCGTTTTCTGCATAATCCTGTACTGCGGTTTTTAGCTGTGCATATGTAAAACTCATGTTGTTACCACCGTTACTGTACCAACACCTCCGTCTAAAGCATTGGTTATATCAAGCTCAGAAGGCATTTCGGCTACGCCTGCCGTGCTCCAATTACCGTTACCTAAATACACTATACCGTTTGTTGTTACCACCAAAAAAGCACTGGTCGGATTATTAGGTTGTGGTCGAGCCTCTTTCAAAGCTTGAGGGTCGTTTACCTTACGAAAGGGGCCTAGTTGAGGCTGTTTAGCTTCGAACTCGTCTGGTCCCACCAGTAACCCGTTCCATTCTTTCCGCATATCCTTATAACGATAACGAAAACCTGAGCGGTCTGAAATAGCATATGCTTTTTTACCAGACGCAAACTTAGCCATCAGCCTATCCTGTATGTCGAAAAGCTAGGGGCTACGTTAAAGGAAGCACGATCTCGGTCTTCTTCCGCAGCTCTTTGAAACTCTTCCTCGTAGATTGACTTAAGAACCTGTATGCGCTGAGGCGCTCTCTTTAAAGCAATATAATACGCTAGACCCGCCGCTAAACAGGGGTAAAACCTAAACGGTAAGTCCATCGTATTAGTATAAACATCGGCATCATCCATACGAGTTAATGCGTCGTAATATACAACGTCTGTACTGTTTTCAGGTACAGGCCATAACTTTAGGCTAGGTGTTAATTGTCTATCCAAAAAGAATTGATTAGGACGACTTTGTGTAGTCTTTGTGGGTATTGTTAAATACTCGTCACGGCTTAATCTTTCCAAAGAATAGTCCGTACCGTCTCTTCGAACAACAACCGATAGAATATCAATAATATCCTTATCCAGATTGTAATTACCCGTACCTTGAACAAGCGCTTGTGACCGCTGTTTTATTGTCCACTGATTTAAGCCTCTGTTGGCCCAATCCGCTAACAATAAATTAAGTGACCGTTTTGCTGTTTTAAGGTCATAGCCGGTACGTACCTCCAAGCCACAACGCTCAAAAGCTTCTTCAACGTAATCGGCTACGTCTAATTCAAAGTCTTTACTACCCGATAAGGACATTTACTTCTTCTTTCTAACGGCTCCGCCTTTACGCATTTTCTTAACCATGCCTCCGCCTCGCATTTTCTTAACCATGCCTCCGCCTCGCATTTTCTTAACAGCTCCGCCTTTACCTTTTTCTATTAATTTTGGTGCATCAACCGCTACTTTTTTTATTTTAGGTGCATTAACCGCTACTCTTTTTTTCTTTACTTTGGCTTTTTTGACTTGTTGATTGACAGCATCGCTGACATCTACTCTTTTATATTTTCGTATTAATTTTGGAGTAACCGCTACTCTTTTTTTCTTTACTTTTCTAGGTTTCATCGCCATTTTTTAGTCTCCTATATAGCTGATTTCTAATTTCATATATGTCTTCGGCATCATACTCGTCACCATAACTAGCATAATAACCTTTTTTATTCAACTTATCTGCGGCTTTCTGTAAAACGGATAACCTTTGTACAAATATCATACAATAAGTTGTGTCATTTTCATAATCAAAAGTTACTTCTTCCACAAACTCACTAGGCTCGTCATCCGGGTGAAAACCCATAACCCATATATCCTTATCAATAAACATACCGTTGGATATAGCTTCGTTTAAATCATGAAAATACTCATGAAACTCTTCTGCGGTTTTATCGTTCGCTAAATCAATGATGATAGCTAGTTCAAAATTATCGTCAAACTGGGAAATACAGGAATACAACTGTTGATAGTTGTCTTCCTTTTTAAAAAGTAGCGCTGTTTTCTGCTCTAATAAAGATTTTTTTGCGTAAGGGCACGGCGGTAGGTTATTAAAAAGCGGGGAAGGTATAGATAAAACTTCTTCCGACCACCTCATGACTTCGGTTACAATTTCCTTTTCAATAGGATCACTGTAGAAATCTAAATTCATAACCTAGAAACCGACCCTTTTGTGAGTTTACGACGATTTGATAGAATTTTGCCGCAACCTTTTGCAACAACACCACCCTTAGACATGCGTTTTACTTTGGCCGCCTTAGTGTTTGAAACAACTTGCTTTCCTTTAGCGCCTTCACGCTTTTTTTTACGAGCTGTTGTAGCCCTTTGAGACTTGCTAAGACTATTCGCTTTAGCTCTTGGAAGGCACCTATCAGGATTTTTTTTATTTTTTGAAGTACCACATTTACCCGCGATGTTACCGCTGCTATCAACTCTGACCCAGTCTTCATTTAACCACTCCTTTAATTTACCCATTTACTTACTCTTTTTTTTACTAGCCTTTGCGTAATTAGGGTCTTTACAATACTTAGATGCCGCTAAATTAGCATACGCTGACGGATAAGTATCAAAAGTTCTTTCTGCCCAAGCTTTACCTTTTGGACATATCTTACTACCCTTACTTTTTGGCGAGGATTTTTTAGATTTTTTTGAATACGCCATATTTTAACCTATAAAAGCTTGGAAAAAAGGCATTCCTATTATTATAATTATAACACCCCAAAGTTTGTTACCCACAGATTTTAAAGAAGTCAAAAACTCGTTTTGTCTTTCCTCAATGCGTTTATAACGTAAATTACACTCAGCTTCATGCTTTTCAAGCCTTGCTAGTATATCTTCATTTCTCATGTCAAAATCCATTCTGAGCAAGCTCTTTTGTGTTGTAATATATTACCTTCATTAAGTTTTATTTTTTTACCGCACCTGCAAACCCAAAAAGGTTTTTTTGCAAAGGTTTCTTTCATTTTAGCTATGCTTTCTTTAGTATGAAACTTACCTTTAAAACGAGGGGATTTACCAGACATCTTACGCATTATTTCCGACAGATCTTCCGCTGACTTTTTTGCTTGTAATTTTAACCACTTAGCCTTACCGCCTTTAGATCCCGCTTCCGAGGCACCTATAAGCCAACCTTTTCTATCCCCCTTCCAAGGAAAACCCATTTCTAGGTGAAGACGATGATGTTCTTCAGGGGTGACAGCTATCAAGTTTTCAATATCATTATTGTTTCGGTCGCCATCTATGTGGTGTATATGATACCCTTTAGGCACAGGACCATGTTCCTCTACGTATATTTTACGATATATACGGTCACGGCCCATACTTCACCAAGCCTTACACGACCAGTATCGGGCACTAAATTTATCTTTAGACGTTTCGCATTTGTGCCTAGCTCTAAAACTTTTTCGTCGAGCAGGCTGTGCTTTTTTTATTTTCATATTAGGATCACCAAACCGAACAAGTTTGATCTGATCCCCTTTTTTAGCTAAAACCGCGCTTTTTTTATTTTTACCGGGAGTTCGTTTAGGTTTGTTGTAGCCTGAAAAAACTTCACCTCTGTATTTTATTTTACCAGATGGAGTACGAGTAACGTTTTTAGTAGAAGCCACCTTACTCCCCTAATTGTAAAACACAGTAACATTAGAAACATTGGTTAAAACGGCGAAGCAACCCTCAGGAAAAACCATACCTTCATCAGGTACATAGACGTTATCGTCAGTGTTGTTAGCAAAAGCCAACGTTAAAAAAGTAGTTCCACTTGCATCTGACCCGTTTTTTAAAACTAAGGTAGGGCTAGTTCCGCAGGTATAGTGAATTGCTTTCACGCGAGTTCTTCCACCAAATACAGCACCTGAAGCTGTTAGGTATGTAGCTTTGACGTCTGAGGCC